ACCCTGTCTACCGAACTCTAGGTAGAGTTCATCCCCTAACCGCTCTTTTAATAAATCAACCCACCTATTCTCATCAATAGTTCTGCTTTGATAATAGTTGTTGAGTATGTTGACATTTGCTTCTTGACCAAGCTCAGGGTTTATTAGGTTAGCAAACTCCGCTTCGGTAAACGCATCAGGGGCATAGCCCAGTGTTTCCGCTCGGCTACTCGCTATGCTCGCAATGTTCTGTACATCTTCTGTTTTTTCTGCATCAGTGTAGAACTCAGCGTCTATTCTTTCCGTAATGTTAGTTTTCTGCCCGCTAATCCAGCGGGAACCAACGTACTTGTCTAACTCCTCTGCCGTCGGTATATAGTCTTCCCCAAACTCCGCTTTCAACGCGGCGGTGACATCAGCTTCGGAGTTGTAGTTATCGGTTATAAAGCCTTGTACGGTAGGGCTATTTAACTTAGCAGAGTCTGGGTTGGCACTAAAAAATACGTCTAGTGCATTATCTACAGCAGTAGGGTCACTACCTAGATTAGCTAGGCTGGCGTAGTAGTCCTCTTCGTTGAAGTTATACTTATCAAGCATAAACTTCTTGAACGAACTAGCAGTAAACGGCGGCGAGGGGTCAATGGTATTAAACGTTTGTCCTTCTGCGCCTGTTACGTAGTACGCATCAAACGCTGCCGCATCCATACCGCGCATGTTGTCGGCAATGGCTTGTCCGTTACGGAACACGTAGTCTGCGGCATCAGTAGCAGCCCACCCGTTGTCGATAGACTCGGTGAAAAAGTATTGGAGTAAGTCAGCTTCGTACTGGTCGTTAAGTTCTTTAGTGGTTGTATAATCTATACCAGCAGAACTTAGTGTTGGCGGCCCTGCAGGGTACAACTGTGTGGGGTAGAGGCGCTCCAACAGCTCCTCGCTTGTTGTGACATTTTCGTCAGTCCGTTCGTAGTTACCATTAGCATCGCGGTATAAAGTACCGTCAGCGTTCTTCCTAAGTTTTTTAAGGTAAGACTCTTGCCCGTTACTATTTTCATACGTCCAGACACCGTTGTTGTAATAAAATTCATTAGACCCCGCCCAATTACTAGGTAGGGTACCTCCGTCGTCTAGCGTATTAAGTCGTTCGTAAAGCGTACGGGTGTCTATAGGTTTGTTAGACGTAAGCACCTGAGCACCAGCATCAGATGCGCTTAATGGGTCGCGCCAAGACTGGCCTTGTGTAGATATTGGTCGGTATTCTGGGTCGTCTGTCCAACTGTCATACAACCCTGTCGTGACAGGCTCTGTAGGTAACGCTTTCTGTGCGTAAAACCTACCCGATCCGTCAGTAACATAACCTTCTGGGTATAAAGCCGCGAGTAAAACCTCTGGAGTTACTTCCGCCCCCGCCGTCACTAAATTATCAGGTATGTAACTAGCTTCTGGGTTATTAAAATCGTAGCTGGAGCTGGGATTAAACTCCGGGCCGTACTGACTGTCTAGTTGTACAGTACCGCTCGCTTCGGGCAACGTACTAAAAATTGTAGGTACGCTTCCGTCTATGAACTGTGTAGAGTAAATATCATCATCAGCAGATAGCCCACGCAGTTCTCGTTGTGTTTGTATTATCGGGTACGTAGTCTCAAAGAGATACTTGTACTGCGGCCATAGAATATCGAACTGCGTCTGAGTAATATTGTTATTCGTAAAGCGGTAAGCAAGGGTGTTTAGCGTTTTTATAAGCCCTGTTAGGGTGTTACCGCTTTGTGGATTTTCCTCTGCCAGCACTTGTTGAGGTGTATCCCTAAACAAATAGTCAGCCCTTTGCTCAAAGGGTGATACGAACGCCTGTGCAGTTGTGTCTACGACATACCCGGTTAGAGCTGGGAGAGCCGTATAGAAATTTCTAGCACTATTAACAAGTGCTAAGTCGGTGGTATCTGTAACATTAGAGTATTTCTCTGCGACCACTTGGTCGGCTATACGCTTTAATTCTTGCGCCAACTGAGCGGTAGACGGGGCGTCACTTATATACGCGTGTAAGTAAGCTCCACTTTTGTCCTGAAAATTAAACGTCCCCTCATCATCTGTGTACAGCTCGTACGCCACAGCCCTCTCTAACACATACTCTAAACCCGACACAGGGTCTGTAAACACACTAAACGTAGCCGGTTTGCTCACAACCGCATCATTTGCGCCTTGACGCTCATAGTTATACGCATCGGCAGGATTAGCCGATATAGGGGTTAGCGCCGATAAATTGTTGCCGGAACCACCTAACTGCCAATCACCGTTGTTAAATTTATACGTAGCGTCGGTGTTGGGGTCGTAGTACAACTCGTTCTGTGTGCCTGTTGGGAACTCTGTAAAGTTAGGCGGCGGTTTACGTACATCGTTGTTCTGCGACCTATCCGCTAAGTCAGGTATCTGGCCGTAGCTACCTAAAAAGTCAGGGTCATTGGCGGCATCTTGTAGCGCGTCTAACGTGTCAGTGCTTAGACCGTAAGTACCTAATACTGTCGCCAAGTCAGCAGTGCCTGCATACACTGTTTCTTGCACGTCCCTATTAAGCAATAACAAGTCAGCGGTTGTGTCACCGGTAGATTGGAACCGCGTACGCCCTGTAGCTTCTTCAAACGACGGTGTCGCGTCTAGCCCATCAATAGAGGGCGCGTTCACAATAGCATCAATGCTGAACGTAACTGGGCCAGCTATTACCGCACCTAAAAAGCCATTGAATAAATTGTTACCTTCTACATTACGCTCAGGGTTCCACTCCGCAAGCATAGTTTCGAGGTTATCGTTTATGAGGAACTCTTCGGTGAATTCACTTACAGCTTCTTTCCCAGCAACTTTACCGCTTTGAGCTAACCACGCTTTGTAATCGGTATCCATCTTTCGGGCGTAAGTTTGAAACGCGTCGTCATACTTATCGAAGCCAGTTCCTAGACCTATGTTGGGTTTTTCTAATGCCGCACTCCCCGCCCATAACAAAGCAGCAGTGGTCATAGCCGCAAACATACCGTTTTTAACCGCTATGTCCTGCGCATAGTAGTCGGCTATCTGTTCTATCTGTTTGTTTGACCATGTAATGTTTTCATTACTGTCTCTACGAGCTATTAATGCGGCCTCTATTTCCGCGAGTGCTTCATCGTATGCTGCTTCAGTTGTACCCCCAGCACTTTCGGCGATGTCAGTCAGCCCTGAGGCTGCGAAACCTAGCTTAGTGAGGAACTCCTTTGATACATCTTTCCCTAGCACCCCAGCGCCAACTTTACCCGCTGCGTACGTAAACCCACCCACGATTAAAGGGGCAATCTCCTGTATACCTTCTTTATATATGTAATCCAGACCAAACTCGTAAGGGTGGTCAGCGGCTGCACCAAATATAATACCCAGTGTATCTATGACAGCTTCGTTCTGTGGGGTGTTGGGGTCATCGACCGCTCGGGCGCTCAGTTTCCGATTTAACTCAGCACTACCAGCCTTAAATTCATCGGTTTTCCACCCGTTGGTGGTCTGTATTAGATTCTCGGCAAACTGGTACGCGGTGGTGTTTTTTGTGTTTTCCCCCGACCATCGTATTAAGCTGACAACATCTTGTGTAAGCCCCGCCAGCCCACTGATAGTGGTTCCAGCGAAATCTTTTTTGTATTGAGGTATGTTACTGGCAAACTCATACGCGTCCGTCGCGGCAGTGAGAAGCATATCTTTCTTAGCCTGTACGCCCTCTTGACTCCAGTTAAGTACGCTACTCGCTTGTGTGGGATCAAACAAAGCAATAGCTGCTTCATCAATTTTGGTAAACGCAAAATCAAGGGACTCGATAATCGCATGTTTGGCCAGTATGCCCGCAGTCCACAGGGCTTTCTCACCTTCATCTGCAACGATGCGACCCACTTCTTCATTTGCCTGCGACTTAATTAATTGCGCTTCAGAAATCAACTCTGCAGTATCACCTATACGCGTTTTTGCTGTCTCTGCAATTCCGCTAAATATCTCTTTTGTAGCTTCGTACCACGACTGCGGCGATGTCTCCGCAAGCTCGTCTATTGACTGGCCTTGAACCAACAAATTGTTCTGACCTGTTATGGCGTCAAAAAACGTGAGGTTGTTTTCCCCGTCTTTCAATGCAGTCACATACTCTTTACGTCCAGTAGTCTCGTTGTAACCGACTCCGCCAGCGTTAAGCACGTCCAGCCACGAAACCTCGTTGGCTTTTGCTATAGTCTGTTTATCCTGCGCCAGTAGCTCTTCTACAGTAGCCCCTTCACCTGCGAGGTAGGAATCGTAACCACCAGCTATATCCGCAATGGTGTTTACAAAATCAGGACTGTAACTCAATGACGCACTGGCTATACTAGCTACTTGTTCTGGCGTGAATGGCCCCACAATCGGGTTGCCTTCAGCGTCTAAATACTCTCGCTGTATCGCCTTATCAGCAGTGAAGTTGCCGAGATCATCGTAGTAAATGTCGTCGCTCGCAGTGTTCACAAGTCGGTTAAACTCGTCTAACTGTGCGGTAGTCATACGTTCAGTTGGGACGCCTATCGCAGTCTCTGCCGCAGAACGTAACTGTCCTATTGCGTTCTTTTCAAACGCATCTTCTTGGGCGTCACTTACAAAATAACCTAACCTAGCTCCTTCTTCCACGTAGTGTCTATGCGCATCTAAAGCAGATATGTTTAGCTCATTTAAAGCTACGTATTGATCCGCATTAAACGTGGGGTTTATAAGTTCCACGAATTCTTTTATCGCAGGGGCTGTAGCGTTGACCTTAAATTCTTCGTCGAGGGCTTCGACATCGGATAGCAGGCTGTCGTTGGCGGTTTTGTAATCCGTTGACGCCGTATCAAACGCAGTCTGGAGTGCCTCTAACTGTGAGTTGTAGTCAAGAAGTTGGGTTTCATACTGTTCACGGGTATCTTGGTATAGCTTCGCAGCGCGTTTTGATTCTTGTAGTCCAAACTGCAACTGCTCAAACGAGGCGTATTCTTGAGTGTTACCGTTATCGTCTATGTAGGTCGGGGTTTGCGTAACAACATCACGATAGTACTCTTCCACTGAAGTGTAACCCAAGTTAGCAGGATACCCCGCATCCCCCGCTTTTACTTCGTACCTTATGTTCCCGTCGGCATCAGTTACAGCTTGTAAACTATTGTTAAATTGCTCCACCAACGTGGTGTACAGCGCACCACTAGGGTCAGATGCTATACGGTCTATTTCTAGCTGATACTGTTCACTTATAGTATTAAGCTCTGAAGCGATAGCGTTCCTAGCCTCTGCGACTGTTTCGTACCCAACGACCGCTTCGTCGAGAGCAGTTTTAGCGGCGGTGACCTCATCTATAACGCCTCGCAGACTGTCTACAGCAAATAAGGCGTTGTTTACAAACTCCTCTCCTAATGATTCAAGACCGTACTCTTCTACCGCCTCAAGTAGTAAATTTGCTGCTGCAGCGCCCGACTCAGCGCCTACACCCATACTCGCTATCGCAGTAGCTGCATCTTGCACTGCGGGCGTAAGAAACGATAAGAAGTATTCTCCGTCTTCAGTTAGGTTGCCATCACCGCCCAACAGGGCAGTGTCTATCTTAGATAATGTTTCCCCCACAACTTCTTCAGTTATGAGTGATCTTGATATAGACCCTAACAGTAGTTCTTTTGTTATTTCCTTCCCTTGTAACTCCGCCGCAATGGAGTCAACGACCAGTGCCTGAACTACGTTAGGTAATTTCTTAAACTCTTTTACAATTTCACCCGAAGCGTTAGTCTCATACACCGTTTGACCAAACTCGTCGGTTACTACGTTGCCATCGGCATCAGTCTGTGCTTTTGATTGCCTAAACTCAAATCCAGTCTTGTCCTCAATAAATCCTGCGGCTTTACTTACAGCGAACTGCGCACCGTATGTAATCGCTCCTTCTGCGAACCCATCACTAAAACTGCCGCCAAATATAACTTCGATTGTGCCAGTGGTAAGTCCAGAAGCAGTAAGTCCTACTGCGACTTGGGCAACGGATGCAGCAGTGGAAGCAGATAGCCCCGCGTCAGTTAATGCTACGGCTAACTCAGACTCTATACCGGGAACGTACTCACCAACTTGTAGCGCTACTTGCTGCGTTACGTAAGCCGTTGCCCCCGCTATGATTGCCTCCTCCCATGTTCCACCGTCGGATTTTGTTTTTATTGCGACGATGTAGGGTATGGCGGGGGGATAGATTAGCCCCGCAGTAATCATTGCGGCAGCATAGAGTGGGTCGTCTATAAGTACTTGGAAAAATACTTTTTGAAACTCGTATACAGGTTGAATTATCTCGTCATCTATCCAACGACCAGCATCACGGATAACGTCTTCAAGCCCGCCACGAAATAAAAAGTCGTTTACGTCCTCAAGCGCGTCTCCTACCAGACCGCCTTTTCCGGGCACAACACCAAGAAAGTCATCGAGGATTTCGTCTCGAAAATTATCTAAGCCAGTTACTCTACCAACCCACCCGCCGCACATACGCTATGCACCTACCCCATACTTAAATATACCGCCGATGGAATTAAACCCTAATCTTTGTAAGAGTTTACCTGTTGTGTCGGGGGTTATCCCCGTGCTTACGCCCATACACACTTCTTTTACGTCGTGAGCCTTTCCAAACTCTATGAACTTCTTAACTAACCGTATACCTGCGGAAGTGCCACGGTACTCAGGGGCCACATACCATAGATACTCACCTAACTGCAGGTCGTCTCCAAAGTAATAAGGGACTAACGCGCCAACAATCATACCCGCACGTACACCATCTACTTCAGCTACGTAGAAACAAGTGTCGTCACGCGATACTGCTAACTTGCCGAACTGCGTGACCTTAGCGTCGTTCCAGTTAAACTTAGCAAACACGCTCTCTTCGTGCATACGCTTACCCATCGTCACCATAGGTGTTATGTCTGCGGATACGCCTTCTCGAACAGTCACTTTCATCGTTTCTTTTTCTTAGGTTTCGGTTTATCGCCAAACACTACACGGGCGACAAATAAGTTACGCTTTTGTTGTTCCCCAATACCTGCCTTAGTACCTCTCGTGTTTATGTCAGGTAAGGCCCGCATAAACCCACGATAGAACATACTATCTTTGGTAAGAAACGTAACCGCAGCCACTCCACGACGGTGCACGGTGTCCAAGAACTTGAGGATGTTATCAGTCATATTTTTTTCTATGTCGATATTGTATATATAACATACAACCTCACCCTTATGTTCCTTGTTGGCTTCAGCGTACACAAACACAGTGTTATTCACCTGCACTTGGACTGTTGTGGGCATAGTAATAAAACCCGTAAACAGCTTGGTCGCGTCTTCCACGTTTACATTTGAATTTTCCAACGCCCCCATTACAACTTCTGGCGGCGGTACTTGGTTCGTTACCCCGTTTTTAAGTTCCATATTCCCCCCTAGTCTGGTTTAACAGGCCAAACAATTTCTTCGTATGTAGTTGCCGATGCGTTAGTTACCGGCATGTCGCGTAGAGCCTGCCTATAAGCAGCCCACTCCGCTTTCTTAGCGTCTGTAAGAGGTGCATCAGCCAGTTGAGTTATATCGCTCTCTTGTAACAAGTCCTTTCTTATTCTGCGCATCTTACCTTCATAAGTTTCTGCGGCTGCGGCTAAAGCTGCTGCAAGATCACCACTATCTATTAAATCTTGTATGCTAGGCATCTGATAACCCTGAGTCGTTAAATACCATCCAGATATTAGCTGCTACTGCCTGTAGCATCATAGTACCGCCAACAGCTAACGTAGGGTTATTAGTAAACGCAGTTAGCGTCAAGCTAGGAAAATAATATACCGTTTGGGCTGTACCACTACCATCTCTGTCTATAGTTAATGCCCCACCAGCAGCATTACTTATCTGAAAAATGTCGCCTATATTACAAGTAGTTGCACTAATATCTGAGGACGCTGCACAAGCGGGTAATTCAAATTCAAGTGCTCCGCCTGACACTATAATCATGTTCTGGCCTCGGTATTGTATCATCTGAGCTACGGATTGGTTTGCTGAAATCCACGCATCAAACGGGCCTATGCCGCCTATCTGCATAACTTTAGCTCTGCTACTTTCAGGCATATGCAGGTCATACGTACTTTGTCCAGAGTCCCCCTGCAACGCACTTTCTTTTATTGCTTGTTTTGAGCCTAGCTTTAACTCCCCAGCGTCTGAGCGTAAGTACCCAGTGGTTATAAAGTAGTCTGCATTAATGTTTAACGCTAATGAGTGACCCGTTTTAAAACTATCATTAGTGTAATCAGTAAAAGGGTCAACCGCTCCGCTGCCGTCAGCTACGGTAAATACTAAAGAGGCTTTTTGCTCACCATCATCTGATTTATTAGTTCTGTTAACATAAAACGACCCGTAAGATACTTTTCTATCGTCTTCGTTTAACCCAGTAAAAACAAATGCACCGCCCTCAGTTGTCGCGTCAGTTGAGTTAGCAAACAACTCAACAATAGGGCCGTGTCTATAGCTACTAATAACTGAAGAGGTAAACTGTGAGTATTGATTATTGGCGGTAAACGCGCCATTGAGTGTAGTAGTGCCGGTAACAGTTAAGTTACCACTTACTGTAGTAGAACCTAACTCCCCACGAAATTGCTGGTCTATCTGGTTAAAATACAGGCGAAGAATCTTAAACGTCTGTTGAAACAACGTTTGATTATATTCTGCAGGGGCTAGTGGTAGTGCAGGGGCACGGAAACCTACGTCATCTGGCATTAGCGTCTCCCGTCAGGTCGCATGTCTATGCGAGGGTAGCCTAACTGCCACATTACTCCTAAATCTGTAGACTCTATTTTTATCGCCATCTGTCGCCCTCGCACACGGGTGTTTATGTGTGTTGTATAAGGTTCTACGCTTACAGTAACTCCTTGAGTTATAGTGCCTGTGTTTACACCCCCCTCTGAAGTTGGCGTATTATACCCAGAACCCGAGCTGTCCAGAGGAAACAGTGTCATAGATAAGGATGGCGCACCCTCGGTAGACCCTGTGAACGTAAGGTCAGGAATTACTCTCCAAACAAAGGCAAAGTTATGACCGTCCTCTAAGTCAAATTCTGAAGATGTTATGTATGCGTTTATACTCGCAGGTGTAGCTGTCTCTCTGTCATCTACCCCTATCTCATGCTCTACCAGATTATTACTGTAGGTTGCAGCTAGTGGAGCTTGACGAATACCAGAATCTTCCCACGCCGTACGCCCCAAGTTGCCGTGGTACCATATATTCTCTAAGTAGTTGTAGACTACATATTTGTCATTTACTGTTTGGTCAGTAGACGGGTAGAACCACCACACCTCGTTAAATCCTTCGTTAGTCCCCGCCACAACTTGCCCAAGCTGCGATAGGTTTATATCGTCAAATACATACCTATGCAAAGAAGAAGGGAGAGGTTTTGCGTTGCCATCGTATGTATAAAACTTATCTTTACCCATCCAAAAAGCAATACCATTGGCGTACGCCACAGCGTTCTGTGAGGCTATGGATATGTTCTCTCCAACAAGTTGTGCTGTCCATACGTCAGGAAACCCAACATACTGCAGTGCGTACAACGCGGCGTCTGTCCATACAAGAACTTCTTGTCGTGCCTGTTCCGCAGCAACAATCGCACTACCGTTTGATAAACGTAGGCTACCCGCTTGGTTTGTGCTAGATGGTGCCCATTCTACAAGGCTCTCTTGATCTGACCACCGAATGAGCAGCGGGTCAAGCGTCTCCGTACCGTCTAAATACGCGTGGGTACCAAAACAAAATACAAATCTATTTATGTCTGATACCAATATGATGTTCTGTTTTGTTGGGACACTAGACGCGCCTCCCAGACTGGACACTAAAACACCCCGTGTAGTGACTGCATTTTGCCCATCCCACACATATAGCTGCCCCTCTCTAGGGCCAAATACTAAATCTTCCCCGAAGTTTGCTTGGCTCCACGTACGTAAAAACAAAGTAGAACTTTGTCCCGCACCCCAAGTATTCGCGCCCCACGTACCAGAACCCCAGCCCGTTCTAGCGGTTACTACATCAGAACCCACAGAGACTTGGTACTTACCTACAACACTACCCCCACCGTTACCCGAGTCAGAGCTATTAGCTGTAGCACTTGCCTCAAACTTGTAGCTGTCGGCGTTTACTATTTCTGTTATCTGATACTCTGCGTTGAGGACAGCCGCTGTAATGTTACCGCCCAAAGAAACAGCACCCGAAAAGGTGACAAAATCGTTTACCGAAGCCCCGTGTGCTGTGTCAGTAACGGTTATAGTAGCGTCCCCATCAGCCGCAGAAAAAGTTACGTCTCCCGCGCTAGTGGTACTTCTTAGTGGAGTTATGTCGTTATACGCGCTGGCGTACTCTATATAAAACTTAGTGTTCGTGCCTACGGCTGTGTACCTGTCAGAACTTAGATTAACCCACGTATGAATAGATCGGGCAACCCCGTTGAACGTAGCTTCGGACACCCGACGCCACCCACCAATTTTTTCAGGTAAGCCCTTGCGAAACCGTACTTTGTCGGAGTCGTTCCACCCACCTTCGGTGCTGTATCGGGTGCCTTCTTTGTTCACACCCGGTGCAAGTTCTAATTTACGTAACGGCATTGTTACCCCTAGTACACCCACAGCACGGGCGTTGTGCTTCTAATATCAACATGAACAAACGTCTTAGCCACGCCAATACCACCAAACCCGAGACGGTGCGCTTGTTCTACAATTTTAAATCGTTGTGCCCCACCAGTAACCTTTATATCAGCAGCTATACCTTGACTGTGAGTTCCCGGAACAGCTTTCTTAGCTTCGATTGAATGCGTAGGGCTTCTATACCCAGAAGTAATTGTGAATGCAAACCCGCACTCTTCTCGCAGGCGGTCTAACGCATAAATAAACTCTTCCTGCATGTCGTTCTCGCCAGTCTCTTGGCAGTCAAACTCTTCTAATTTAAAGTATTTAAACTTTGTCATCGGTATTACTCGCTCCGAAGTAGTATGAAGTCACAGCACTTACAATGCCTCCCATATACCCTAACACTAGCGCGACAGTAGTCTCTGAAGTGCTCTCGACAGGAAGAAAAGTAACAGTAAAAATATAACCACCAAACATAATAAAACTAGCAACGGCCAGTATACGAGGTGTCCAATCACCTGCAAAAGAACGTCTAGCGTCTTGGACATCAGCCGTTTCAAGCTCGAATACATCGACTTCCAATTCCGCAAGTCGTTTCTCAAAATCCAGCTCGGCCTTTTTAATCTCAACCAGTTGTTCTGGACTGGCGGTTTGTAGTGCCTTCTCGATGGATTTCTCATCATTCTTACACCCTAACACTCCCGCTATTGCAGATGCTGCAGCACCCCCAAGAGGGCCGCCCAAAGCCGTACCTAGTGTCGGCGCAACTGCGCCTATAATTGTTTTAATACTATCAAACTTCATCAGTGTATAGTCCTATTGACAACCCCAGCAAAAAGAATAAAAAGAACCAGAACGACTCCATCACCAAGAGGTACATTGGCTGTACTGCCAACAGTAAAATCGCTAGGAGCAAGTGTAAGCTGATAAAAAGCAGGGGCGCTTTCGAGTCCATCTGTATCAACCGCCCGTAAACTGAACTGGACATCGACTTCATTTTGCTCGTAATCTGCATCTGTAAACTCAATAACAAACCGCTGCGCCCCTTCAGTGTTTATTTCACGCTCACTGTAGCTCTCTGTTGTTGCCCACTCCACTATGTAATGACTAAGTTCTTCTGGGGTGAGAATAGAGCCATCAGTTCTTTCGTCTGGCGGCTCGAAATCTATGTAAGCATCGAACGCCAAGTATTTCATTACAGAGAGCTATCGTTTACTTTGCCCAGCTTTTCAGCCAGACGCTCAACTTTGCCTTCGACTCTTTCAGCCTTATTTTACAAAGTTCGTATTCTGCTTTGATTAACGCTCGACCGGCTGTCAATTTCGCCCGTATCAACTGGCTGTATTTTGTCCATAGAGCTTTCAAGTCGTCCCAAATCTTATTGTGCATTTTTATTTTACCTCAACGCCTTTTTCTAAAGCTGCAAGACGCAACCTGACATTCGTAATAGCGTCTAACAACTCCTCATAATGCTCGGTGTCTTTATCTTGCCGGTCAAGCATATACTCAATTAACATATCCTGCCGTGCATCGTCAGGCAGAGAGCCTAACTCACCTCTAGGCCACTTAATTCTAAACTCACTGTTCTGGTCAATGTCAGATTGTATTTTATCTATTGCGTGTTCTAAGCTGTTAAGTCGCTCCTGTATACCAAAATAAGCCATCGTGCTGACAGCAGTAAAAACAATCATCGCAATAAGGTTTCTGACAGGAATTGTAACACCAGTATTCTCATCCAATTCCATAACACCCCCTCGCCCCTACTAACTTACGCGGAAAGCAAGCGCAGCAACAACACCGAAAATAGCAAGCCCACCTGTTATGATAAGGCCATACAAACCAGTAATTAGGTTTTCAATACGCTTGAACTTATCACTACCCTCGTCAAGCCGCCGCTCTATATTTTCGTACCGTATTGTGCACTCTCGCTCGTG